TCCCTTGTCCATCCTCCCTCCAGCCAATGCACTTTGATACGTGAAATCGCTTCCTTCCGTATAGCCTAACTCCACTAAAGAAGAATAAAATAGCCATTCAGGAAGTGATCCTGCCCATCCCTCTGGAACGGATGTCTCTGTTATCTGTTGGGAACTAACCATCTAGGATCACGCTCCAGCAAACCTTATCGTTAGTAGATGCCGCATCTACATAGAGAGAAGAGAATGCTACAGTCCCGCCAGAGTCTGCAAAATTAATTTCTATGGTATTAGTTGCAGCTAATTCGTATCCGTTAGACGCACTAACATCTGAGACTCCTAAGTAAACTAGTCCTGAGTTACCAGCTAATGCTTTAACCTGAATCCAGCGAACACGATTAGTAGTATTACTAAGCTGCACCCTTGTGCCAGCACTAGCCACGTTAGTTGTTCCTGCATCATATATCATGGTTCCACCAAAGTTATCCTACTAGAGCCTCTCTCGTCATAGCCTGTAAATTCAATACCAGTAGCTGATGTGACATCAACGTAATAATTCCTGTCACCACCACTATCATCTCGGAATGTAAATTCAACCAGGGTATTAGATTCTATTGCGCTTACAAGAGCCGCTCGTAAATCTAGAGGAGTCTTGCCTTTATAAGTATCGTTAAGCGAAACCTCAACGGTATGCCCGTACTTAGCAGGTAACTTCTTGCGATACTCAAGCGTTAAGGAAACAACGTCTGGAGATTTCTTCATAATCGCTATAGTCGAACCTGCCTCTCTTGCAAGTGTGAGCTTGAACTTGATTGACCTAAAGCTCACTCCTACACCAGAGGCGAAAGAATATTCAGTAGTTCCTGATGAGGATATAGTTCCGAGACTAGTATAACTATCAGAGTAATCAGTTGCATATTGAACTACAACTGTTTCATTTGTACCAGCCCCGTCAACTTCCACCTTTAGCTTCAAGGCAAGTTTGTCTATCTCAACCTGTTGAGCATCAAACCAAGGAGTCTCATGTACTCCCGAAGTATCATAAGCATAATCAGTTCCTCCCACAGACGTTAGCTGAGAAGGATTAGTAACATCAAAAGGAATCAGTTGATGATAAACCTTTCCATTAAAGCCCCACCATAGACGGTAATCACCTTTGCCTGCATCAGATACATGTAACATGTCAATAGGCTTACCCTTATTAGCAGTAGGAGCAACCCATTTAGTTTCCCATCCGGTATCATTCCAAGCCACTATCGAACTCTGCCCTGTTGAAACAGCAATTACAGGAGAGCTATGTCCCGACATACCAGCAGTCGCTCCATATTGCCACGGGATATCATCTTCTCCCTGCGCTCCAGGCGCAGTCGTAGCATCAATGGCTGCTATTAACTCCGTATGACTTCCAGCCAAATCTTTAATAGTTCCTCTGTAAGTAGCAGGAAGACCGTCATCTCTATCTGGCCCCATCACAGTGATTACAGCATTATTGGAACCATTAATATATTTATATATACCTAATCCAGAAGGAACATAGATACTATCACGCCACCTGATCGAACCTACTCCATTAAATTCGTGAAAAGGAAGTTCAAATTCTGTAGGAACAAACCTGGCGTTTGCAGAATCATGCGCAAATAACCCTTCCTTGGTTGCCGCATACAAAATATGTTCTCCCGCAGCATCACGCCCGACGAACAAATCGGTTACGAATCCATTCTGCACAGGCAACTTCGCATCATTGACAGGAGTCCCTGCAATTGTGAGTGTATACCAAAGCTGCCCTGTTGAATCTATTCCCCATAACCTGTCATCCCAGAATGCAAGATACTTAGCATCCGTAGTCTTATCTGCAACCGTAGTAGCAGAAGAGAAATAACTATAGCCACCCGTATGAGCGACTACTATGTAATCGGTTCCTCCCATCCTTACGGTTATTGAATCAGTCGGGATAGAAGGGAAAGAATATGCACTACTACTATTAGTTACCCTAGTCCACCTGTCATTACCCTCAGAATAATAATACGGAGAGATTGCCCAACCAGCATACAACACAGTCCCTAAGTCCTGTATAAATGTTATTGCTCCGTTAAGGTCGTTCTCATCAGGGTCTTTACTAGTAGTCGCAGTCGATAGGGCAGGGAGGACTAAATGATGTCTATGCCTTAGATTGCAGGTACTATGCCACGCCCTGTCCACGTCAGCAGCTCCCTGAATCCTCTCAACACCAATCCCTCCTCGCCAATCAGACCAGGAAATAACAGAAGCCCGTGTCTGACTATCTCTTGTGGTGTCACCTATAACAACTTTAGCAGGATATAAAGAGGCAAGCACACTTTGAACAGGACGAGTTAGAGGATAATACGTCCCATTTAAATATATCTCGTTAGCTTCTACAACTTTGCTTGCCATTACTCAACCCATCTACCTGTAATCATAGTAGGAAACGCTCTCTTACTTTGTTCTGCAAGTCCGAACCAGAACGCTGCCTGTTGCCGTTTCTGATCTGGGTCTGTGCCAGGGCCTCCGCTTGCTGCCGCAAATGCTAACCCTGTAGCTCTCGCTATTATATAACTATCATCTATCTCGGAAGTAGCTGTCTCAGTCGTTAGCAATGCAGGTTTATCTCCACCTTGAATCTTTAACAACGAATACCCTGCCTCTAATCTGCCTGAGTCAGTCAGTATCAAGTCTCTTGCATTACGGTCTATTCTCCATAAATGTTTAGGGAAAATTGTCCATTCAGTAGTATCATTCTGAACTACCTTGATATCATCCAGCCTTACCTGACAGGCTCCTAAGTCCGAATCGTACTCCAACCCTAAAGATATAATCGCTGTATCTGTCTCTGGGTTAGCTAGGGCTATTCTTACGTAAGTCCATGTGTTAGCTGTCAATGCAGGAACATCTAAAGTTTCTATCGGAGATGCACAAGAAGCTGAGTCATCTAATAGAATCTTTAAGTTCCCTGCACTTGTAGCTACGGTGGATTTAACCCAACACTCTAAGTAATCATACTTAGATATATCTTTACTTGAAATCGAATCAGTAGCTATGTCACCAGCAGATGCTCCTGCCGCTATAACAAACTTGTTACTACCAGTTCCTCTTTTCTTGTCTTCTGTATCTACAGTAACCGTAATATCACTATCGACCGTCTCGTCAAACGCTGCATTACAAGAATGTAATAAAGTTGATGTAACTTTGTTTCTATAATACAGCCTGTTAATTATCGAGATGTTAGACGGTATATCAAACCGCATGTTTCTATTATCCGCATGAAGGCTAACGTCCTCTACAGGATCATATGCTTGACCTGTGGCGTCAATAATTGCTTGATTAATAAACTCCTCAATTACTTCAGGGCGATACTGGGCATCCCATATTTCAAATGTATCTCCGGCAGCCGTAGCAAATGAATATGCTTGTTGTACCGTTAGCCTGTAAGCAGATGCTGTGTAGTCACTAATGATCCTGGTTTCAGTATTATTGGAGTTCGTGACATCCGCAACCGTAAGCCATTTACCATTATAGGTATCATCACCACCAACGAGCGAAAGAGATATCAATGTCGTTGTTGATCCGGCATCATAAGCTGTGCCAGTTCTAATGGCTCCTAAGTTGTTTCCGATACTTTGTCGGAGTTGCTTTCTTGTTCTTCCTTGCACTGGCATAATGTAGCCTCGCTCTGCAATTCGATTACAGTTCGCTTTAATGCAGATAACTGTAACTCTAAGTTAGTTATTAAGTTGTTCTTCTCGCTCAATACACCCGTAATATCTGCCTGAGTAATACTGATTGAAGTGTTCTGCTCGACCATCAGATACCTCTATATGTTATTTTGTTGTTAGTTGATTCTCGCATTCTTGCGGTATACTTCTTAAATTCCTTTATTGCTTTACCAATCTCCTTGAGTTCATCTCCCGTAGGCTTACGCTTCATCTCTCTCTCTTTCTCTTCTTCTAAGAAAGTCTCGAAAGATTGAGCCGCCATGTCTTCTACGTGTGCTTTGCTAACCGTAGGGTCAGCAGGTATTGCTACCTCACACATCCTACCCGTTACAGGAGACTTCATCTTGAACTGGTGAACCACCATAGACGCCCCAGACTCACCATTAAACCCAACGGAAGTTGAGCCTAAATATACCATGCCTTGAGGCGTCCATAGTTCGTTCATCTTAGAACAGATTCATAAGCATAACGGTATGGAACTCATTGTCCACACCTGCTTTACCATGCAATCTTCCCAAAGCAGGAGTAGTGTCAGCAGCCACAGCAAGGAGTTGCCCTGTGTGGTTTGAACTTGCGCCTACTAAGGTACCAACTGCTGGGGTACCATCTATCTTAACAGAAGCTAGTCCTGCTACCTGAACCCAACCATAATAGTCAGCTTCAAGATCAGCGCAGGTTACTCCTACGAATCGTCCTGCAACGGCTGCAGGAGCAACTACGATGTCCTTGTAAGGACTCTTAATAAGACCAACGGTGTCTGTACCTGCTGTAATAGCAGTTTGGAATCCATCGGACTCATCTATAGTAATTGTTCCAGTGCCACTACTTGCAATAGCTGGATGAGACTTAATCTTATACATCTCGTGAGGAGTTGTACCCGCTAAGTTAGAGAACAAGTATCCTTCTGCATACAAGTCTTTAGCAGCGGCAGTGCCTCCAAGGGTAACGCCAATGGTTGTTCCACCAGCAGCACCAGTAGTTGCTACTACCAAGTCTTCATCGTGATTTCCTGCTGGAGCTTCAGCAGCTACCACCAGTCCTTCACCTATTGCGGAGCCACCATTCTCAACATAACGGAATACTCTTCCATCTGGCAAAGCCATTGTTGTTCCATATGTAGCTCTTTTCTTGTCATGGGTCTGCTTTTCAAACCCATATTTCCCACCTTGAATTGACGGAAACGACATTTCAAACCTCCTTTAAAGGTTATTTATAACAGGTTCATACGCCCTGCGACCAACCGTTAAGATTAGGATAGCGGGAGGCACGGTCAATCGTTACACCTCCCATTACCCACTATTTATTTTTTGTCCGATGTTGCAGAACACCAAGAACACTCACAGTTTTCTCCTGGTTTCCAAGTAAACAATCCGATCTTTGCTTTCCTTCTTACATAGTCTGGATTGCCAGGAACATTACGGACGGCAGTCCCGACTTCATCACACAAACTTCCGTCTGTATTATAAGAAGCCTTATGCCGATATAAAGTTGTCTTAGGTTGCCAATCGTCTATATAAGACATTGAGTAGCCTAATCCAGATAGTTCCTGCTTCAGCTTATTTCGTTCTGTTATACCCGTTACCATGAGTCACCTCTAGTTATTAGTTGCTAGTGAAGTTACGTCAAATGTGATTCCTGCTCCTCTGGTGTCATCTAATTCAAAGACACCATAGTCAGCAGTCATTACAACTTCAGTAGCCCTGAGTGAAGCATCTCGTTGTCGCTCAGTTCTAGTATCAACGCTAGTAAGAGTTGCCATTGCCCCTTTGTCAGCAATAACACCAATACCATCACCGTCAGAATCTTCCGTAATATTCCCGTCTTCAAATATGGGAACATTATTCATTGGGCGTAAACCACTCCAGAAGTTAGCAAGCAAGTCCTGTGACCAGCCTTCAGGTATAGATGCTGACCCAGAAGAGGCTACTACAGCCGACTCTTTGGATAAGTAAGCTACAGCGTTAGGGTGGTGCAGTATATATAACTGCGAACCAAACTTGTTAGCTTTTGCATAAGCGATAACACCTTGCACGTTAGATGCTTTCATAAACTTGGTAGCAGCACCTAATTTGGTTCCACCATTCAAGTTAGTATAAAGGCCAAGAACATCAGTGTCTTTCTTTCGTGCCATACCATCACCAAGCTGTCGCCCGATGATAGAGAAGACATTAGGTGCAGACTGACGAACAAGTTTATCAGTAAGAATTACCTTTGCTCCTACCTCGGATGCGGTAAGGTCAACGGTAGTCATACCAATCTCTTCTTCGTCAACAATGTCGATTCCATCCTGGAGATCGCTCATAGTCATCTGGTTAACTTTTGGGACGGTCATTTGTTTAGCCCCTTTAGGGAGCTTGAACTGCTCTGTAAGAGCGAGTGCTGGAGCATTATGCTCCTCTGTATATCTGGCTGCTGAAATTATAATGCGTTGAGCATTTTCCAGATTACCAGTTGTAGCTGTCTGTGCCAATTTAAATTCTCCTTATAATATAAATTTAACC